TGCACAGCTGCGTGCAGCAACTGGCGCCCGCAGGTGCCGGTAGGCAAATTGCGTTCTTTGGCGAGCCGCTCGATCAGCTCAAAGTCTGCAGCATCGAGCCGCAGTGTCAGCGAGCGAAAGTCGCTGCCTCGAAAGCTGACACAATTGGCAATATGGCGCTGTTGGTCGTTCATGTGTGCGACGCGCGATCGCGCGCTGCATCTAATGATGCGAAAATCTCTAATGATTTCGGTCAGCCGATGCGACCAGGCACATTGATCGTCGGTCCCTTGACGGTGACGATCAGCGCATACTTTCCTTTTTTCGGCGAGCCGCCGCAGTAGAACTTGGAGTCGCTGCTTACCTCGGCGAGTACCGTGCCTTGCTGCTGGCTGCTGCCGCCTGATCCGCCCGAAGTGCCGGCGCGACTTCCGCCACCACCACCTCCGCCACCTCCGCCGCCGCCTTGTGCCATGATCAGTTGCACGATCTTGCCGGCTGCGCGTGTGGCGTCCTTGGTCATATCGACGAAAATCTTCGCCTTAGTGTTTTTATCCTTCAGGCTTTTCTGGCCCATCTTCATGCTGCCCATTGAACCGAACGAGTTCGTCCCGCTGGTGGCGCTGCCAGTGCCACCTGTATCGTAGAGCGTCGGTACGCCAGGCTCTGGCTCGATGAGCGGTTCGATGATATCGCGGATTTTCCCGGCAGCGAGCGCTAGCAATGCCGCTTTATGCGCCGGACCTCCAGGCAGTTGCGCGGTTTGCTGTGCCTGGTAGCTCTGCGATGTCATATCCTTTTCAGAATTGTCATCGAGCAGCGCCATGCGATAGGTCTTGTCGTTCGGCGCATGGCCAAAAACGCCATCGCCCGTCATCAGATGTTGCATCTTGCGACCCTGCGTCGAAAACATTCCGGAGTCGCCTTGATCCATCCCCATCAGCCGGTGCCGCCGATCGTCCATGTTGCCTGCAACTGGAAATGATCGGTTGCCGCCCATAAACGACATGAATGTTTCGGCGCTGCTGACGATCTTGCTGATGGCGCTCATTCCGCCGCTGAGTCCGCTGCCGCCCAGGCTCTGCACTGCATTCATCACAACCGAGGTGAAGCCGTAATTCTGTGGCGACTCGATCGCAGACCGAGTCTCATTCTTCATGAAGTTGCCGAGCATCTCCTGCATGAATTTCGAGTCGTCGGCCGAGCCGACAACCGAGCGCGAGCCGCCCGAGCTGTAGCCGCGGAAAGATGAATTGGAGCCAGTAGCACGGTGCATAATTTTTCCTCAGGGGAATGGAAGCGTGTCTTTGATCTGCTCGGCCGTCGGCGGAGCACCAGGCGGCTGATCGGGCGGCGTCGGGTTGAGGCCCTCGACTTCGGGCGAGTCATTGAGCATCCACGGCCAGACGCATTCCAGCGTGGTCAGCGAACCTTGATTGCGATCCTGCGTATAGGTGGCGCGGCGAATGCTCAGCTTGTTGTCGAGCATCGCCATTTTCGATTTTACCCAGACGCTGGTGCCGACGCGCCATAGATTGACGCCGTCATAGGTCCAGCCTTGGACCACGATAGTACACGTCAGCTTTGCCGCCTCGTGCCACTTCGCCTCGTTCCTGGCGCGATCGAGCAGCTCGGGCAGCGTGACCGGCTGCTCGGATGGCGTGATCAGGATCGACTCGTTGCAGCCGGTGCCGCCGACCGGCGGGCTCTCCTGCTCGCTGGCCGCCGTGCCGCTTGTCTCGTTGCTGGCTGCCATTTGACCGATGGCTTTGTAGTTGACGAAAGTTTCATCGACGTTAATGACTGCGTTCATTGCCTGAATATTGACGCCTTCGATCAGCGCCGCTCTCGGCTGCGTGTTGTAGATGCCGACCGCGACGGGCGGACCCGTATAGTCCGAGGCCAGAATGATGCCGCGCACCCGCGCCAGGCGTTCGAGAAAATCCCAATTCGACTCGCCGGGTTGATTTTGAACTTTTTGGAATTTCAGCGGATTGAGCACACCGACCACTAGCGGCGTGCCATAGGGCGATAAAACCTTTTTGTAAATTTCCTCGAACGACATTTGGTCGAAACTGCCGGTCTGCGAATTGACCGATGATTTGTAGGCCCAGCGGGATTTACCTTTGGCGGTGAATTGCACGCCATGATTATCGGCGTCGTAGGCGACTTGGCGCTCAATGATGGTGCCGGTCATGGCGAGCTGGCCCGACAACCACACTTCAATGGTGTCGCACGGCTTGATTTGCAACAGCTGCCAGTAAGGCACGATATCGTCACGACGCTCGGCGGCACTGAAGCGAGCAATATCGCACTCATCGTGCCAGCGCGTTTGCACCATTACGGTTTCCCAATCCTGAAATTCCTTAAGACCGACTTTCAGAACGGCAATGTCCTGACCTTGCGTACCGATAGCAGCTGGCGGAATGATGCCAAGCGGCGTCGGTGGCGCGCTCGAAAACTGCGGCTCTTGAGTTGGGCCAGTGACAACATCGGGAAATCGCGGATCAGCCATTCACATACTCAGCGCTAAACCAGACGGCGGGCAGAACGCCGGATGGATGATTTTATTTTCAGCGCGGATTTGATCGGCTCGGCCGGCATCAGCATAAAGCCGATAAGCAATCACCAGGCTCGGCAGTACATCGGTGAACTGATAACCGACCAGCTGCGGCAGCGGGATTGCCGTCACCACCAGGTGATTGGTCAGCGATGCCTGCAGCTCGACCAGCGCCATATAGGTCGCCTGGTCCATTTCGTCGGCTGCAATCTCGACAGCGTTGCTGAATGGCGTGCGGATCGCTTTCAACAGCGCATCAACATCCTGGCGGCTGATGAATTTCGTGCCGGCGATGATTTCGCTTTCGAGTGCCAGGCAAAACTGAATGATGGAATTCTGCATCAGCACGCCGCCGAGCGTGATCGGCTGCTCGATGTCGGTCCATACCCGCACCTGGTCGATCGCCGGCTGCGTCGCGCCAGCCTGCAGGCAGAGGTCGAACGCATTCTGCAATGGTGGCCCGAGCTGATCGGCGCGCAGCCAGATGTAGGCATTCGCATTGACCAGGCCGATTGCGCTGCGGGCATTAGCGCCTTGCTCGCCAGTCGTGGCGATCGTCTCGGCCAAATGCCTCATTGCGCGCTGCACGATGGCCTCGGCCTCGCGTGCGTCTTTTTCTTCCATGTCGTTAGCCTGGCGGTGTGAAGACTGGCGTTTGGAACGGCGGCGGCGGCACCTGCGGCGGGATCACTACGCCGCTGGGTTGATACGGCGGCGGCGGCGACTTCACTGGCCCCTGCGCCAGCACGGCTTGAACACGAGCCTTCAAAGTTTCGGCATTAGCGACCACCTGCTGAAAGCTGCTGATGCCCTGATAGACCGGCTTGATGCCGTACTCGACGAAAGACATGTCGAACGTTGCATAGCCGCCGAACCGTTCTTCTTCGGTCCAGCGATAACGCGTGCACATCACATAAAGCGGCGGCAGTGTCGGCAGCTGCAGGATGCCGGGCTGCCCTTCGTCAAGCACTTGCATCAGATTGTTGCGCGGCGTCCGATAATCGCGCTGGTAAAGCGGCTGGCCGGTATTGAACGGATAGGCGATGCAGTAACCGCGGATCGTGAATTCATAGGCGCGGCGACCCATTGGCTCGGCGTAAGGAATATCCCGCTTCGGAAATTCGTGCAGCACAACGTGCGTGCCGTTCTCACGCGACACTGACTCGCAATGAAATTGCTGGCCGCGAAATGTTGCTGGCAATAGTTGATCGCGCCACACCGTCGGCGGTTGACCGTGGCGCTGCGCAATGTCCGACAGATCGAAGATAGTCGCCATTTAATTCCAACCCTGCAATGCGCCCGGCCGGGCGGGCTCGTCGTGCGCGCCGCTTGATGCGGGCTGCATCTGCGTCGGGCGCGTCATCGGCGTTTTCGAAAACAGCGAGTCCGACAAAGGGCGACCGCCGCCTGGCGCCGGCACTTCCACTCTCACATTGCCCGTGGCTGGCTCCGTTTGCCGCTGCCGCGCCGTAGCATCGCCGTCAATCCTTTGGCGGGCAGCTGCTTCGGCCGGTCCCTCAGTGCCACCGAGAACCGAGGCGCCTGCTACCCGCGCCTCATCAGTGGCCTTTTTCATTTCCTTTTGTATTTCAGCTGGAGCGTTCTTCCGCCACGGACCAAACCATTGATTGCCGTGCGCCTTTCGAAACGCTTTCCAATCGCCTGTCTCGACCAATTTTTTGTAATCGTCAGGCCAGCGGCGCTTGGAGTATTCATTGACAGCATCCATCTGCTGTTCTTTGGTGCTTGCCCCTTCGCGCGCTCCGCCTAGCGTCTCTGGACCTTTTCCGTACAGATGCGAAGCCTGCTCCGCTGTCATGCCAAGATTGCGCACGGCAAAATCGGCATCGCGCCGGTTCATTTGAAAGTAGCCGAAATCCGCACCCATCTTGTAGCCGATTTGGCGGACTGTCGCATTATTGGCGACCTTATTCAGACTATCGCTGTAAGCTTGACTTTCGCTCCAGCTGCTTTCCGTCTGCGCAATGCCCGAAAGATACCCCTTCGCATAGGTCGGAATGCCCGACTCGAATGCACCACCTGGATTTGACGGCGGCGCTGTCGTCAGTGTGTTCGGAGTCTTCGGCATGAACGGATCGAACGGCGAGCCTGGTGGCGCGACGCTGCCAGGCGAAGGCATTGTCTCGATCGTCGCTGGTACTGGTGCTTTTGGTACGTTCGCCGGGGCTGGCGGCGTTGCTGGTGTTTCCGGCGTCGCGGGCGTGTAGCTACCGGGAGCGCGCGGCGTGCCAGTCGAGGTGTCGTAACTCTCGCCCGAAGCGCGACCGCCCTCGCCCGTGAAAGTCGCGCCACCGCCAGGCGACAGCAGCTGATAAAGATTATCGTTGAGCTGCTTGAGTTGCCGGGTATTCTCGTCGGTCTTTTCTTTCTGATCCTTCAGCTCGGGGATCGCATCGATGCCGAGCTGCTTGGCCAGGTCGCCGCCTTTCTCTCCGGTGTAAGGAATGGGGATGTGAGGCGCACCGGGCAGCGTATGGCGGAAATGCCGTAGCAGCCAATCCATCGGCGAGCCGCGGTCGATCGTGACTTCCGGCAACAAGTCTTTCCAGAAACTCGACCAGTGCTCTTTCATTTTTGACGGATCGCTTTCCGTCAGCAGCTTGAGCAGATCGGCAGTCAGGTCGTTGATGTTTTTCAGCGTTGCCGGGAACGGACTTTTATCTGGATCGAACCAACGGCTTTGTAGCTCGGCAACGATCGCGTGAATGTTCTCCTTTGCGCTGTTGGCGTTGGCGGCAACATTCTTCGAATTCTCGTCCATCTTCTCCCAGAACTTGACACGCTCGGCGTCCATCTCGTGCAGCTCGCGCGTCTGCGCCAGATCGAGACTGAAACCAGTTTCCTCGCGAAAAATACGCTGCTTTTCGGCCGCAGCCTCACGCTGCTGCGCTTCGCTTTCGTTCTTGTGCTGCTCGCGGCCGAGCTGACCGGCCCTTTCGTAATATTTCTGAATGACATTGAACTGCTCGACTTCGGTGCGAGCACCATATAGGTCCCTTTGAAAGTCTTCGCGAAATTTGCTGCCGCCCTGTTTTAATCGAATGGCGAGCTGGTCAAACACCTTGGTGCGGTTCTCGGCTGCGACCCTGATGGTATCGGTCAGGATTTGATCCGCCTCTTGGGCGCTGCGTCCCATGCGGCCGAGCTGGTCGCGAAAATTCATTTTCTGCGCCAGCGTCGTGCCAATCTCCTCGGCGCTACGGCTGACCTGGTTCATGGCGATCGCCATGTCGGCGATCTTCTTGGCCGCCAGCGCATAGGCCGCGCCGAGCGCCGCAACACCGCCAACGGTAGCGCCGAGGCCGCCAGCCAGGCGCACCAATTGTGCAGCTGTGCCGGACGCTTCCAGGCCGACAGCCTTCAGGCCTTGTTGCAGATAGCCGAGCTGCTTGGTGCCTTTCTCCATATGCCGCGACGTCTCGCCGGTCGCGGCTTCCTTCATCGTGCTCTTGTACTTTTCCAGCTGCGCTTGCGCGTCGCCGGTTAGCCGCACACCGATTTTTAGTTCTTCGTATTCGGCCATGACGGATTACAACGGTGATGCGCCCTGTGGTGCGGCTGCTGTTTTAGTCTCGCCCTTCACGGCCTTGCTGACATCGCCGAGCGTGAACTTGCGAACGACTTCTGTTTGCTTGAAAGCGCCGCCACCAACAATGTGGATTTTGGTGCCAGGCGGAGCGATAACTTCAGCTTTCAATTTGCCAGCCGCTTCGACTTCGCTTCGCACTTTTTCGGCGTGTGAACTGTCCATCGTCGTGCGCACCTTGTGTGGATCGGCCGCGAACATCGGGGTTTCTTTGCCTGGCCCGGTCAGTGGACTATCTGGCAATCCGGCATGCCTGGTGTTCCATTGATGATGCGCGTCTGCTGATAAACCCTTTTCCCATGATCCCGCACCCATCATGCTGGTCGGACCAAGATCGAAGTGCATCAAATCCATCGCGCCGTATTTCTTACCGAGCTGACCGCTGAAATATCCGCCCCATCGGAATTTGTTGCTCAATTCTGGATGCGTCGATAACTGAATTTCTCGCGCCTTATGCGCCAGCGATTGATAAAGATCGAAACTGTCGGGGTTCTGATAGTTGGCGACCTTATGACCTTCTTTGTCGATGATCGCGACGTCGATGGCGATGCCACCAGGATGCCACGGTGAGCCTTTGGAGCGACCTTCCTTGCCGCTGGTCACTTCGAGACGGTAGCCATCGGGCAGCCACTTCGAAGACTCTTTGAGGATTTCATAAAGCCGCGGATCGGCACCATGCGCACCTGGCCGATCTTGAATTGAAAACCGCGGATCGCCGGGGCCACCTGCGGCCAGCGAAGGCTTCGTCGGCTCTTGCGCTACTGTCGGCTCTTTCTTTGACAGCGAGTCAGCGACATGCGCTTGCGTGCCAAGGTGCGGGCCCGGGACCTTGTAGCCCTTGCCAGCCGGCGCCGACCAGGAGCTGCTGTCTGGATAGTTATTGTACTCGGGCAATTTGGCGAGCGGTGATAGATCGGTGTCGTGAAAAGGCGCGATCGTGGTCGCACCGCCAATCCTGCCCTCGGGCTGGCCTTTGACGAATTCGCGCGCTGACTGTGCGCCTAAGCTAAAGCCATAAACATGGATCGGGCCGTTGTGTCCCTGCGCGATCTGATTTGCTTCAGCAACCGCTTTGTTGGTTTCCCACGACGACACCGTGACAGGCCGCAAGCCCATCGACGCAGCGGTCTTCTCGAACGCACCTTGATCCCAGGCGCCATCTTTGCCCTTAAAGCCGAGCAGAATGCCGCCGTCGGCTTTGCCGCCAGCCGCCTTATCCTTCTTTTCTGGAACGACCTCAGGTTTCGGCGGCTCTGCTGCCGGCTTCGCTGCGGTGGGCGGTTTTGCTGGCGTTGTCGGTTTTTCTTGTTCTGCTGGCTTTGTTGGTGTCCGTTTCTTTTCTCGCTCTTCTAATTCAGCGGGCGATTTATCGAAACCTTGATGCCTTCCGATGCCAGCATGCGGCGCACCATGCCAGGGCGACCAGTCGTGAGTGCGACCTACATATTTCAGCGTCCATCTAATCGTTTCGTCTTCATTCTTCGGATCGAGCGGATCGAGTCCCGTTTCTTTCTGAAATACGTTGCCGAGGCCGCCGCCGGTATAGAGCTGGAAAGCACCGCCGGATTTCCCGCGATCACCGAGGAATGAAGTCAAACCTTCCGATCTTGCGACCGCAACAGCAACATCGGGATCAACGCCGTTCTTAATTGCCTCAGCGCGGATTAAAGCAATCTTATTTCTAGGATCGCCTCGCCCTCCGCCTGGTCCGCTTGGTGGCGGAGTGCGGCCACCGCCAGTCGGTTCACGTCTGCCGCCATCCGACGGGCGACCGCCGAGTCGCCGCGGTGCGCCGCCACCGACATGCGGACCACCTAGCCGCCGTGTGCCGCCGCCAGCCGGTGCACCACCGACGCCAGGCGTTCGACTGGCTGCAGCAGCGCCAGGCCCGCCGCCAAGGATGCGGCCGAGGCCCGACGGCGCACCACCAGGTCCGGGGCCGCCTATACCGCCGCCGCCCTCGGCCGGATGCAGCAGCTGATATATCGTATCGTTGACTTGCTTCAGCCGCTTGGTGTTTTCCGACTGCGTCTCCTTGTTCTCGCGGGTCGCGCGGCGATGGTCCTCGATGTTGGTCGATGGTCGAAATGTTCGATAGCGACCGAGGTCGTCATTGTTGGTTCGCGGCGTGCCCGAGCTGCTGAGGCCACCGCCAGCGAACATCTGAATATTGGCCGTCGGGTCTTGCGGCGATCTTTGTTGCTGACCGCCTCCGCCGCCTCCGCCACGCAATAATTCCAACAGCTGAAATACCCACTGCGGCGGCTTGACGTAGTCCCAAATATTTTTGCCGGTCACGCCAGCATCGATGTCACGCAGATATTGCAGAATGTTGGCGCTCATGGTGTTGGCGTTTTCCATCATCCTGGCAAAGCCGGTGTTCGGCTCGAACGCCTTGGAAATAACTTCGTTCTGAATTTGCCGCAGGTTCTCCTTGGTCTCGTTCCACTTATCCATCGTCTGGCGAATGCGTTCTTCACGCTCGTTCAATTCTTTGGCGCGCTTGTCTTCCAGCTCTTCCATATTTTTGGCGTGCTGGAATTCCTGATTGATACCCAACGCGTCCAATGTCACGCGATTGAATGCTGCGATCTGCTGACGCACATATTGTTCGCTGCGATCCTTATTGAGCCGCCTGATTTCGGCAGCGCCATCGTCGAGGAATTTTTTGATGACGCGGAATGCGCCTTCATCGGTCTCGGCTTTGGCCAGCTGCTCCTGCAGCGGCAGCGCCATATCCGGCCGCCGCAAGCGCTGACTCAGCTCGTCGAACATTTTGCTGAGACCGCGCGTGCGCGCTTCGGTTTGTGCGCGCAGGACTTGAGCGATGATCTCGCCGGCCCGTTGGCCCTCGATGCCAGCGCGGCCCATTTGTTCGGTCAGATTTTTGACGTTGGCGTAGGTCGATCCAATCTCTTCAGCGAAGCGGCCCATGCTGTGCACACGCTCGCCGAACTCAGCCAGCTTTTTGCTGGCCTCGATCGAAGCAAATCCCAATGTCGCGGCGCGGCCTGGCAAATGGCCCATACGCGCCGTCATTTCTTCGAAGGCCTTCGCCGAGCCCCTGGCCTCAAGGCCCGTCGCCTTCAGAACGCTGCCGAATAGATCGTGCTGCTCTTTGAGTTTTGCGCTACCGGCTTCGCGCTGAACATCTTTAAGCAGCCTCAGAATGCCGCCCAGACCCGCCGATGCCTGATCGTCAAAAGAGACCTGCAGCCTTAGTTCGTCGAACTCAGGCATTGATTAATCGCCGCTTTGTGCTCGGCGTCGCTCGATCAGCTGCGCGGTGCGATAGCAATGCAGCCGCACATCTTCGAGAGGCATGTTCAGAAACACATCGGGATGCTGGTGGTAGTGCTCGGCGAGCCGGTAACAATCCAGGATCATTTCTTCTGCGGCGGCTGGACTTATAGCCACGCCCGAAGATCGGGGAGAAAAAAATCGCGTAGCCGATACGCGCACGAATTCCAATCGCGCGGGTCCATCGCTTCGAGCATCGGAGGCAGAATGCCGCTCAGCGCCGACATGATGTAGTGCATTTTGCGTTCATCGATGACGACGTCACCTTCCTGATTGATCCGGCACGGATTGCCATAGCGATTGATATCGCCGCCGCGTGGCTGCCGGAATTCCAACGTATCGACCAGGTTGCCATTGCTGTCAGGTATCGGCTTGTAAAGCAGCCTGACGCGCATCGGCCATTTATCTTTGCCGCCGACGAATTGGTCCACCGGGTCGGGCGGGTCCTCCATATGCGGCGGAGGTGCAGCGCGCTTTGGCTGCTGCTCAGGCTGCGGCTGAGGCCGCGGCTGCGGTTGAGGTTGCGGCGGCTGTATTTCGATCGTGTCGTCAACTGACTCGTCGGCGACAAACCCTTCGCGAATTGGCTTTGCAACGTTCACAGCACGATCTCCTGACACGCCAGGCCTTCCCAACGAACGCGAACTTGACCATCACGCGTGTTGTTCTCGAACCCGGCCTTACACGTACCGCCCGTTAAAGTATATTGCATCCCGTTGGCCAGCTGAGCTACGACGGTGACATCTGTTTCTGCTTCTAAATCCTCAAGCAACAAACCTGGCACCGTTGATAGATCGCCCTCGATGTAGGGCACGCGTGGCAGCTCCTGGTAGCCATGCACGCCATCCTGGCCGGCGAGCATGGTGCGTTCGACAGCGCTCGGTGACACTGTGAAGTTGCCGCGCAGCGCGAGCTGCTCGCCGTCCACAGTTAGAAACGCAATTCCAGCTATGCGTTGAGCCATAGCAGAGTCCTCCTAGCGATTTGTTTGGAGCAGACTCAGCCGCTGGCCCGGCTGATAGAGAGCGGAGAGGGGATTATTGCGGCGTACCACCGGCCGCTTGGAATGGCGGCGGCGCCTGGCCGATGATCTGGAAGTCGATGCCGCGATCGTACTGCAGCCTGAACTGCGCCAGCACTGCAAAGACGCGTAACTGGTTGATCAGATCAGGCGGATACAGGACATTAACCCGGTTCGGATTATCGGGGTCCCTTTCCACAATTAGATGCGCTTTAAATTCGCGCAAATTTTCCACAAGACCGTTCCACATGTCCTGCTGGTATTCGTTTACGAGTTCAGCCTTGATGATGCCAGGCGTGACGATCGCCTGCCCCGGACCAAACTTAGTCCCGTCATCAGCAAGCTTATGGCGCGGGAATTTGCTGGTGATCGCATGACGCTGATTTCTGAACAGCTTTGCCAGCGTGGCCAGCGTAGTGACCAATTCATACGCGTCATCACTCTGACCGTACAGGTTCAGCTGGTACGTTGTTTGCTCTCTGGCGATCATCGGCTGTCTGTCGGAGCCTGCTTCCTGAATGGCGAGGCCATTCGAGGCCAACGAATTCAGTTCCGGCCAGTTAAAGCGATCCTGAACGGGCGCCAGCTTGATGTTATTCAACGACAGCGTCTGCAGCGGCCTGGCCGGGTCATTGATCAGCGCGCGCTGCGCCTTGGCCGCATAGGCCGCAGTAACTTCGAACGCTGGCGATGGCATGGTCTGCTCCATCGCCAAGACCGACTCGACCGGGCTGTTTAAGGTATCGCCGAAAGTCAGCAGAGCCGAATAGGTGCCGCGCTTGGCACAGAAGATGTGGCCGAATTTTTGGCGTTGCCAACCCCATCGCCCTTGATCGGACATGCCGTATTCCTGATCCCAAGCAAACAAACTGTTGGAGTCGCTGTAGGGCATGGCAACATATTCGAAGTCGAGCGACTGAATGTTGCTGATGGCATTCGTCATAGTGGGCGTCCCGGTGCCCCCGCTCAGCAGACCGCCCGACGGCAACGTGATCCCGAGGCCGGGCGGTGTAATTTCCGAGCCGAGCGTGCCGTAATAGTTCTGCATCACGGTAATCTCGTTGCCGCCCACGCCTTTCCAATGCGCCGTAAGCGTCACGACACCGGCCGCTGCAGTAGCCGTTACCGGCAATGCGGGACCGCCATCGACATAAAGTGAGCTAATCGCGCTGACGATCGCCGACGCGATATTTGTCGGCGTGTCGGTCGTCATCACATTCACCGGGACATGCGTGCCCGCGATATACAAGTGAATGGTGCCGGCCTCGGTTGGCGACTGTGTGATGGTGATCGTTCCAGTAGCCGCGACAGCGCCTGCAGGCTCTGCCACTGGCAGACCCCACACCTCGTTGGCGAAATTGTTGCTGTAGTACCCCTGAAAAATCCGGCTCAATTCGGAGCCAGGTCCAAAGGCTTGATCGGCTTGCGATTGGCTGCCGATCGGGATCGGCACATCAGGCGTCGCAGTACCGTATGAACCGGCAACCGCGGCGCTCCATGTAAGATTGAAAGTAGCTCCCGTGCCCGTTCCGTTGGTCGAGACTTGCGGCACAGGGTTCGATGGTATCGTTTGAGCGCTCCCCGGCGTGGTGACTGTCACCGTGGCAACTGCGCCGGTAGTCGCAGTCGCAACGGTGAGTACGACACCGTTGGCCAAATTTATCGTGTTGCCGACGACGTAGCCCGAACCTCCAGTAGCAACCGTCGCCGCAGTGACCGTTCGGGGCGGAGGTGCGAGCATAGTGCCTACCATCAACGCCTTGAGATTGACCGACGGCAGCCCTGCCATCGAAGGATCAACCTCGACGTAATAGAGCGGAACCTTGATGTTCGCAGGTATATTTGCAAACGAGATAGGCATGGTTAGCCCTCCTGATTTGTTTGGAAAGGACTAGCCGCTGGCCCGGCTTGTTTGTTTGGATTAGACGTCGTGACCCGCACGACCCTTCGAGGCCGGCTTAGTCTCTTCGTGCTCGTCGAGGACCAGTCTGATGTCGCCATCGCGCAAGCGCCGCTGCGTGAAAACATCATCCGGCCATTCCAGCGAGCCTTCCGCACGAAAGCCGCCAGCACGCGGGTGTTTCAGCAATCGACGCATGTCATCGTTTGCCGGTTCGACGCGCAGGCCTGGCCGTGTGCGCATTGCATTTACTTTCTTTCGCCGCTCGGCGATCTGCTCGCCCTGCGTCTTCATCGTCATCTTGATTTCAACCATGACCATTTCCTTTCTGCAGAGCAGCGCGGAGCGCGCTGAACATGTACTTGACAGTCACTTGCTGGCGCTGAGCCATTTCGGCTGACGTATCGCCAGCCTTGACGCCCGTAGTGACGTCAATCTCGTTGAGCGTGTCTGTGATGTCGGGATACCATTCAGTGCGGTAGGTGCAGCTGACGTTGTATTCCAGCTCGCACAGTGGCGTTTCGTTATTGGCGCCAGCGCTTCCCCAGACCTTGCGCGCGGTGCCGCGCACGATTGCCTCGATTAATGCGCCTTCTGGATTGCCGCTGGTCCAAACATTGTTGATGTGCGCGTCTGTCCAGAGCCGTTTCATAATTTCCAGGTGCGCAGCATCGACGCTTTTCTCTAATGCCATCTGATCGTTGTTGGCGTGGACGACGGAAAAGCCGACGCGCAACGTGTGGGTGAACCTGATACAGCCGGCATTGGCATCGCCGTCCGGCGTCATGTTCTCGTCGATCTGATAGACGCCGAGATAAGGGATCAGAGCTGGCTGCACCGGCAGCATCTTGGTCTTGCGTCGCGTGTAGGCAGAGAAATACGGGTCCGTGTCCAACGCGTTGAAAAACGCGTCGCGGATATCGAGCGACCAAGTCTGTTGCTCGGTGACGGGCAAGTTAGGTTATGGGGCTTTCTTGATGGCGCGTAGCTGCAGCGTGATTTCGCCGCCGCCGTTGTCCCACACATTGACGATTTCGAAATCGCCCTCGGCCGGCACGGCACCATCAGCTGGAATGTTGACGTGATCGCCTTGCACGGGCGGCGTGGCGAATTCGCGAGCGCGGATGTCGAGGATGGTGTCCTGATCGGTCAGGAATGAATTATCGTCGAGCGGCACGTTGATTGTGCGGCTATCCCAAATGCCGCGAGCCCCATAGGCCGCAGCTCCGCTGCCCTGCGAAACAGTCGGCGTGATCGTGACATCACGGCCGTACAGATCGTAGTTAGGTAGATAAACAAGCGTGGAGAAATCGACGCCCAAAAGGCTACCATTTCAGTTTGCTGTGCATCAGATCGATCATGCCCTTGATGAAGCCTTGTTCGAGCTGCTGCCGCAGATAGGGGCGCGTCGTTGTTTGCACGGGTGGCCGATGATGACGGCGTAGATATTTGGCATGCGTCATCGAGCGCGTCATTTCGTAGAACGAGTGACGGCGGATGCGCGTATAATATTTTTTCGACTGATCGAAGCGCCGTTGTGCTCGACGTCGTTTCGGCTGATGCACCGTCGGATTTTTGCGGCGCATGTCTTCGGCTTGCCAGTTATAAAATTCGGTCGGGATATCGTGCTCGGCAAACTCCTTGATCTTGTCCGACATCATGTTGAGTTTCTTTTCTACCGCAGTGGTATCGATGTCGATGTTGAACATGATTACACTTCGAACCGGATGTAGTGATTTAGGAGATTTTCGACGGCCTTCATGCCTGGAGACGTGCCGCCGAGTTTCAGCAAAACAGCATTGGGGTCGAAGTACATTACGCGGCTATCCTTGTGCACAATGGACCGAATGCCCGCGGTCTGCGCTTGCATCATTCGGATTTTTTCCTCGCGAACCAGGATTGCAGTAGCTTGCTTCAACGCAAGTGGCGCCTCGGTGGGCAACACATAGCCGCCTGTATAATTAACAATGGCCGGCTCGCTCCAGCTGCCACCGTTGCCATTGAAAATCGAAATCTTGCCAGACAGATTTTCAACCTCGTAAGCACTCACGTCCAGAGTGGTGCCAGCAGCCGTTATGCTGGCAATGCTTTTGATGGGCCAGTGGCTCATGAACAACCGACGATCCCCGATATCGCGCCAGCTCTCCGTTACGACTTCCTCGGCAAATGTTCGATTGCACATCGTGGTAATGAGCGCCGAATTCTCGCTGATCATCATCTGCAGCACTTGATCCTGCGATGTATCAGACGCCGACATGCCGAGCAGCAGTTTGCATTCAGCGAGCGTAAGAAAATCAATGCTGGTGGCCGGCGTTATGATTTGAATATTTCGATCAGCCATCGGAGTCGCTTCTTACGATGTCTCGTCGTTGAACTGCTCAAAGAATGAGCGCAGTTCGAGCGGCGGGCCATCTTTGCCATCAGACATGATTGGCACCGCGATGAATTTCTTACGATCGATCCGCCAGGACCTAATCATCAGAGCGGCAGCGCCTGGCGCGCCAGCATCGCCGCTTGGTCCGCGCTCGCCGCGCTCGCCAGCCACACCGCGCTGACCCTGGCGAGCAATCATCTGCCAGCCTTCGCCAGGACACGGGCCAGGATTGTCTTGGCGGGCGATGAATGACGCGCCATTGAGCACGACAATGTCCAGCTCCTGATAAGTCGGGAATTGCGTGCCGGGCTCATAGGTGCCGCGGACGTGGAATGATTTGCCGTCGGCGCCGGGCAGCGCGATTGGCATCCAGTCGGCATGTGGCGGAGCGTGGCCGGTGTCCGTCTTCGCCTGGTAGGTACCGCCGAGATGAAACACACAATCGCCGGCATAGTACACGGCCTCACGCCAGCTCTTGATCATCGGTAGCTTGCCGTCCTTGCCGTCCTTGCCGTCCTTTCCGACCGGTCCAGGGGGACCAGTTTCGCCGCGCGCGCCGCGCTCGCCGGCCGGACCAGGTTCGCCAGCCGGCCCGGACAGCCCTATGTTGCCTTGCGCACCATCCTCGCCGTCGGCCCCGCACAAGCCGATCGGACCCTGCTCACCCCTTTGGCCCTTCGGACCTGGCGGACCCTCAGGACCGCGTTCGCCAATCGGCCCATGTGCACCGGGCTCCCCCTGCAAACCGCGCTCTCCGTCTTTGCCTGGCTCGCCCTGAGGCCCTCCAGGACCATCCGCGCCGGGCTGGCCGGGCTCACCGGTAAGCCCTTTTTCGCCGGGTGGCCCTGCCTCGCCTGCTGGTCCAACGTCGCCCTGCGGCCCGCGCTGGCCGTCGATCCCAGGCGGACCCTGCGGGCCAGGCTCCCCGTCCTTTAACGACGCCAGGCGATCGGCGACCATGCGATCGACTCCAGCCAGGCGCTCGACGATGGCGGCGCGCAGCTCAGCGATCACCTTGTCGGCTTGCGCCTGGACCAGTGCGAGCTGGCGCTGCCAAGCTGAGTCCTTGTCGGCGAGAATGCCACCAAGCGTCTCGCGCCAGGCATCAAGCAATAGTTCGCTGTGCGGCTCGATTGGCGGCTGCATGAAGTCGTCGGATTTCCCGTTGGACGTCATCGGGCGTCACCTGCGGTTTAGGCGGCGAATGCGAGCCTGGCGCTGACGGAAGGCTGCCAGGTGTATGTGATGCGGGAGCTGTTGGAATTTTGTCGGCTGCAGAAAGTGGCACGACTTGGGCTTGCACCCGCGGTTCCTCGCCGAATTGAACTTCCGGGAGTCCCTCTTCTTTGCGGGCTTCGTTCGGGCTGTAGATGCCGCCCTGAACGCCCTTTGCGAGCGCTTCGAGTCGATCCTTCATCGCCGAGCGCAACAGCGCATCCGTTGAAAATTCGACATACTCGTCGGGTTGGCCTTTCAGTTGAAAGAGCAGACCAAAAGCCTCTTCGATGTGATTGAGTGCAAAGCCTAAGCCGGTGGAAATCCAGAACTGCATGAGCGCCTCGGTCGAGGCAAATGTGTGCGTGCCGCCGAGGCCGAGCACTTGCAGCGGAATGCGAAACACCAGCGCGATGTGTTCTTCGGTGATTTTCAGAATTTCAGCGAGCTGCGCGTCCCGCGGCGGTGTCGCCCATGGCTGCACCTTCAAGCCCGCGGTAAGGATCGGCGTTTTGCCTTGATTGAGGCCGCGCGATTGCTCGTCCCACCGATCGCGCAATGCTTGCGTCTGATCTTTGTCCAATACTAAATCGGTTGACATCACGGCCGAGGGCCGCGCCTGGTTCATATAATACGTGAGCTGCTGCTGGCTGATTGCTCCGGTGACACCA